GTTATAGATCAAGAATTAGCAAAAGAAGCCATTAAAGAATGCCAAGCATTAGTGATTGGGCGCTTTGGATTTAACGTATGGCAAGACATTATTAAGCTTCAAAAAGAACAAGCTTTAGAAGCTAAACAAAAGGCCGCTGCGGAGCGCAGAGCCAGAGAAGTAAAAAAACAAGAAATGGAACAAGCTGCAACCGTAGGCGCGTCTGTCCTAATCGGGATTTTAGTCGTGGGTATGGTGGCTGTTGTTTTGTGGGCAATGCCATAACAGGAGAACTATTATGACTATAGCAATGGAACGAATACTAGCTTGGAAGCTGTTACCACGGGCAATGATGATATGCCTCTGTTACGCTTATTTAGACGTTTTAAGCTGGTACATGGACATTCCGCAAGAGGTTGTCACTTCTCAGGCTACTGCGCTTACAGCCACCGTTACAGGGGCGCTTACAGGAGCCTTTGCCGTATGGTTAGGACATGAGAAATGATCGGCGCAATTGTGTCCGCTTTTGGCGGGTTAGCTACTTCTTACATTGACGGAAAAACGTCGATCCAAAAAGCTAACGCTGAGATTGCTTTAAAAAAAGCTACTTCGGAAACGGATTGGGAACAGTCTGCAATTTCGGCTTCTGAAAATTCTTGGAAAGACGAACTTTGGACGCTGGTTTTCGTAGCAATTCTAGCAGCAAACTTTGTTCCTTCTTGGCAGGAAGCAATGAAGGTCGGTTTTGAGAATTTATCCAATTGTCCAGCTTGGGTGCAATGGGGAATGTACGCCTCAATTGCTGCCAGTTTTGGCTTGAGAACTATGAAAGGTTTTAAAAAATGAGAAAAATTAACGAAATTATTGTTCATTGCACAGCTACCAGACCAAGCTGGTACGAAAATAGAGCAATCGACGATGTTGTGTCAGAATTAACCCGCTGGCATGTGGAAGACAATAAATGGTCAGACTGTGGTTATCATGTGGTTCTGGATCGCAAAGGCAACGTAGGATTTGCTAGGCCCATGGAGCGCTCTGGAGCGCATTGTCGTGGCAAGAACGCTAATAGTATTGGCGTGACACTTTTAGGTGGCAGAGGGGGCGCTTCTGACGATCAATTCTTAGATAATTATACGCCAGAGCAAGACGCTGCGCTGCGTAAAGTCATTAAAGACTTAAAGCGTAAGCACCGAGGAATTAAAAAAGTTTCTGCTCACAATTCTTATGCAAACAAAGCTTGTCCTTGTTTTGATGTTAAAGAGTGGTTGTCAGGATGACACCTTGGATTTTATATTTTTGGGCTGTTTTTGCTAATGGTCAAAGCATGTTGTTTGAAAATGAAGAAAGGTTTGAAACAAATGCTGCATGTTATTTAGTTGGTGGCGAAAAAGCGCCGTGGATGCAAATGACTTTATGGAAAGAAAGCGGTATCCTTGTTCAAGTACGATTTAGATGCGTGAAAGAGGATACCCCAGCTTAACAATCTGGATTAAAGTCGTGCCATTCTTGGGCTTCGTCAGGTTCCTGCACTATCAGATTATAAGCTTGATCGTCTTCTTTGCAGATGCCGTATTCTGATAGATGGTATTCTACCATTTCTAGATGTTCCTCGAAACGATTTTGCGCTTCCTCAGTATACCGAGTGTCGCCGTTTTTATCTTCGATTAAAACAACATCAAGATATGTGTCACACAAAATAGCGTCTGCTAACTTGACGGTTAACTCAATATATGTTTCCGCTGGTAAAATTATGTTAGTCATGATTGCCTCCTAACAATCTGGATCGAAATCGTGCCATTCTTGGGCTTCGTCAGGTTGCCCGTCATCTTGAGATACTCCTGCATGCAAAAACAAAGCAGCTGCCCAATCATCTGAACGAGTGTTTGTTTCTTCGCTTTTTTTAAAAGATTGTTTATGTCTGCGAACAATTGTTTTGTTTATTCGTTTTTGCAGATTTAGTATTTCTTCAAGATATTCTATTTCTCCAGATGTTTCGCCTGCATATTCGGCGCAAACAACGTCATTATTAACGTGCACTTTAGCTATTTGCAAAACAGATTGTAATGTGAACAGTTCTTCTTTTGTTAGTTTCATAAGTGCCTCCTAGACATAATAGACATATTTTCTTTCTGATCTGTTGTTTTGCCGAAATTGTAAGAGAGTTTTTCGGACTAATCCTGCTTCAAGCAGCCGCATTAAATTCCAATTTACTTTTGAATTTGACATATCTAACGAACCAGCAATTTGAGTAATTGTGAACGGTTCAGGTGCATTCAAAAGAAAATTAAAAATTATATCGTAAGATTTGTTAGCGCCTTTTGTGCGCTCATTTTTTACTTTGACAGATGTATAATCTGGCAGTTTTCTTTGAGATTTTTCAAAAGCCAGCATTTTGTTACCTGTGACTTTTTTAAATCTTAGTAGTTCTTGTTCTGTATATTGAGCCATTTTGATTTTTGAACGGTCAATTTGTTCTTGAACAATTAATTCGTATTTAGACATAAGTTCTCCTTAGATAGTTGAGGGGGGCAATAGTTGGAGCTATTCCCCCCCCTGTTGACAAGACAATTACAAGGAGTGAGAAAGCAATTTCTTGTCTGAGGGTGTTAAAAGACCGCCCTCTGCTTCACCAGTTTCCTCAAAGACCCAAAAAGGAACTGGTTTTTTCTGCTCGTCTTTTTTTTCAAAGTATCGAAGCAATGAAATTTTATGAACTTTTGGTTCTTTTTTCATGGCTACCTCGAATATTTGTAAGCTAGTGAAAAGATAAAGCCGATCATCAGGAACACGGCTATTGCTGGGCTTGCCATAAACGCTGCGCCCAAGATGAAACCGCAAGCAAACGCTGGCCAATCTTCAAGGATCTTTGCGTAAACTTTTGTAGTAAGCCGTTTCATATGCACTCCTTGGAAATTTAATAATGTTTGAAGGTTGTTTAGGCGTTGCCGCAACGCGTAGAGCGCGGCGACAACTTTGGTTAAAGCTACAGCGTTTGGGGCTATCACAAGACTGACAAAGCTCAGAAAGGGATTTCGTCATAGTCTTGCACAGCAGCGGGTGCAGGAGCTTGTGATTGAGGGGCTGAAGTTGCGCCGTTTTGGTTTTGCTTCTCAGATACTTTGAGAGACAAATACGAACGACCTTCTTTTTCCCCTTTCCACGCAGCAATACGATGATTGGGATGATCGTCTAACGGGCCAGAATAATCAGGCGCGTTTTCTTTGCCGTTTTTGTCGTTATTAAACAAAACGCCAGAACGACGATACATAACGATAGTAGGTTCACCATCGCGTGTCAGTTTTTCTTTAACAAAGACAACGCGATTTTCACCGCCTTCCACGTTAAGTTTACCTTGACCAATCATGCGCTGGTCAGCGTGTGGCGTAAACATAACGCCAGAGTTTGTGTTGTCGTAATCGGACATTAAAAGTCTCCAATAGGAATAGGAACGCTACGAGGCGTTGGTTTTTGAGGGGGTGTTGATGAAATGGACACAGCGGGTTGTGAGGCTGCGTTTCCGTCATCATCTTCTGGCGCAAGGCCAACTAAACCTAGCAAGCCATATCGTCTTGCATAGGTAATTGCAGAGCCTAAACCCTGCATGTTTTGACGATCTAAAACCAGATAAACAACGGACTGAAATTTCTCCCCCGATACATGGATCAGGGAAGTCATTACATATTGCCCAAACTGGTCGTGACCGTTGGTTTGAAGCACAGCAAAATGATAATTGTGCAGTGCTTTTTTACATGCGTCGATACATGCGCTTAAATCAGCATAACGACTTTTGAAATGCGGATTAGTTGAGTTTTTCATGACGGGATCACACGCAGCTTGCGCTGAGATTAGATCGTATAAAGCCATTTCACGGTCAATGACGCGAGGCTTTTCAGTTTTTTTAGCAGTCATTAAGCAGCAGCCTTATGACCAATAAACCAAATGCGGTATTGATTTGGCTGTTCGTCTGTTTTCCAAGCACGAACAGCAAGTTTAATGCCCATTTTGCGAGAAGCAGCAACAGTGCCATACATAGAACGCTTGTCAGGCACTAAAAAGCTTTGATTTGGCTGCAAATTGTTAAGAAATGCGTACTTTGAAGTACCTTTTCTGCGGCCAATTGGAGTTGGTTTGGGTGGCAATTCAATGCCAGTGTCTACAACAACGGTATAGACAATTTTTGATTTTGATTTAGACATTGGGTTGTTCTTCCTTTTTCTGGACTTTGAACAAGATGGAACCGGCTTTGTTGCGCTTGAGGACCAACTCGTCGCAATAAAGTTCGGCTTCGTTATCGGCCATCATGGCCTTGAGTTGAGATTTGGCAGAGTTGTGAATTGTCACAGCGTCTTTTGTCTCAAGAAATTGGCCAATTAATACAGACGCATGATTGTCGGTTTGAATGGATCGACGGGTTTTTCCATTTAACGGAATTTGGTCGTTTATTTTGATTTCGTCAGGTGTCTCCTTGTGTTCAAGAAATGGTGCTGGCTCTTTGTCTTGTTCGATGTGTTTCCAAAAAGCCTGGCATTTAGTGTAATAATCATCGATGTAAGGCTGGCTGCGTCCAACCCACATGCGTTCTGGTTCTTCATTGCCACGAATGATAGAAAAGCAAATGTTGTCTGAGCCAAAGCACATCATATGATGTTGCAATTGAGGCATGTAAAAACGGGCAGCTTCGGCAGCATCGCGGAAACGAAAGCCACCAGAGTGCTTAACTTCCAATGGAGTTGTATCCCCTGCCCCTTCCTCAAGGATAGCGTCAGGATGGCTCCCACACATGCCATAGGTGGCCCAGTGTTGTTTGCCTTTGTAATCTTTAGACATTGTGTAAATGCCCTCAGACTCGGCTTGCAGACGTTTGAAAGTCCAGTTGAGGTGGAATTGTTCAGTCCACACACCAAGTTGAACTTTAAAATTATCAGACAAATCTTCGCGCGGGGTTCGGCCCGTTTTTTCTGCCCACACTTTGAGCCAGTTGCCAGTTTTTATATCTCTGGCATCCGAGCTACCGATGTAGGTATTGCGGTCATGATCCAAGTTTTATCTCCTTTTTTTGGACGTTTTTAAGAGCGTGATGAAGTCGTAAATTGTCGTTCGAATATGGGCCGAGAGCAGACTGTATTTCAGCCCATGAAGGCCACCATGTACGTGTTTCGGCCATTTCTGACAGCACAACACGGACGGCTGCGGGTTCGTATTCAGACAGTTTTTTGTTATACAAATTGAGCATTTTTTCACGCTCACTGTCGTTTAAGCGTTCATGGCCTGTAACAAGCCACAATTCGATCAGTGCTTGGCGCACACCCATGTTATCTGTGTAAATGGGCGTAACAGCGTCTATAGCATTTTGTAATTTTTCAGGGTCAATTCGCTTGGGAATGTGCCAGATAAAATCTTTAAATTTACCTAAATGCCAAGTGTCTGTCTTTGCCTGATAATCAAGTGTTTCAGCATAAGACATTGGCTCTACTGCTGTAGCGTTAAGAGAGAAAAGAACTAATGAAATCTGTTTCTGAATTTTGGCGCGTAGGTCTGATTTGAACGCGGCCCTCTTTTCGGCGGTCGAGGATTTGACTGATGTTGCGGACGAATGCTCTATTAATTCGCTCGGCCGCAAGTCCGATCTGTTGTTCGTGGCAGAATTTGATAAAGTCACTGACAGCTTCCTCCATGTCAAAGTCGTGATTAGGGTAAGATTCAATAAGCGCATCGATGCTTTCACTCTCAGGCCACCAATCTCTGGGGACGAGATTTGGTTCAGAATGAGACACGCTTATGTTGATTTTGTAACCAATCGCAGAACGAGCGATCACGTTTTGTTCTATTAAATCTTTTAGGATTTTTCGAACTTGATGGGATGATAAATTGGTGTGGTAAGCAATCCTTTCGGGGCTAGGGTTACATTGGCCTGTGGTGGTATTTTTGAAACTAGAAAGCTGGAATAAAACCAGCTTTTGGAACGGCAGCAAATTTGTTTGTTCCGCTATTGCTTTGAATGTCTGAAAACTCATTAAGAACATCTTTCGTTATTGGAATGACTTTGATTGTCATTTTATTTTTATTCGTTTTCAGTTTGCGCCAGCCATGAACTTCGATGGCAAAGCCGCTGGCTAGCGCAAGTTTCGCCAAAGGTTCTGCTTGGATTTTACGAATGCGAGAGGACCATCCGCTGCTGGTTACTTGCACTAGGAGAGGGGAGAAACCCTCCTTGATGCAAAGCAGATCAGCAAAACCAAACAAATCTTGGCGAATTTTGGTATGCGGGTTCCACCGTTCAACAATAGAACAGTGATACCCAAGTGTTCGTAGATATTTTAAAGAACGCTGAGTAGGAGACATTACGGTCTACTTTTTAAATAAAACAATTCGTTGGCTTGATCGGCCAGCTTGTCCATTGCTTTATTTTTTTCAGCTTCCAATGTTGCAACACGAAATTGCAAATCGGTTATTTTTTTGTTTTTCTGATCTAAAAGTTCATAAGTCGGAACTTCCATTACATCTGTATCTGGCAGGGTGATTTTTCCTTTCGATGGCTTAACAGCACACGCGACTTTGGCCTTTAACGAGCGGTCAATGTACGACACTCGCGGGTCAAATTCTCGACGGTAAATTACAGTCATTTATGCTGCCCACGGTTTACAGTGGATGTTTAAGTGATTGATCTTTTTAGTGTTAAAATGAGTGTAGTTTACAAAATTATGCTTTGTAAACAATAAAATGAAGCGGTTTTGGAGACCGTCGCTCTACCAACTGAGCTATACCCCTTAATCCCTTGTTTATAAACTATAAATTTCACCAAGAAAAATCACACTTTTTTTCAGTTTACACCATAGTTTACAAAACTAGTATGATGAAGGCTGAAAACAATGTCAAGTCGCCTAGCGAAGCGGCTACTTTACGTTGTTGAAGTCGAATCATTGGCTTTATAATTTTCTAATTTTAGCAATACATCGTCGTTATCGATGGGGTGCATTGAGCAATAGACTTTTACCATTTTGGCAGCAGTCTCAACTGTCCAGCCCATAAACAGGGCTAAATCTCTAAGCGAAACACCAGCAGCAAATAGTTTTGTCGCAGCGGTGCCTCTGGCATCATAAAGGTGTAGCTCTCGCTCAATTGATGTTTTCTTTTTCCAAATTCTCACTTTTTGACCAAACTGATCTGAATTTGAAAGAGGCTCACCCCTTGCTCCTACCAATATTTGGAATTGAGTGTCAGGTGTTTCATCCAAAATCTGTTGCATTTTAGGCGTTACTGGAATGTCGATTGGATTGTTGTTTTTTCCTCTACGCATAATAATTCGCAAGCCAGATTTGCTTTTGACAAAATGAGCGCGATTTAAGCGGTGCATATCTCCAGGGCCGAGACCTGTTTCAGTAGCCACAATCAACACACGTTTGACGTATTCTGGCGCAATCGAACAGAACTCGCTGATTTCTTCCTCCGTCCAGAAAACCTCAGCGCGATTTGCGTTATACAAATGCTTAATGTTTTTTAAGTGATGCTGCACAAGATAACCGCGATCCTGCGCCCAGCTTACAATGCTACACAAATGAGCCATTCTCATGTCTGCAACGCGCAGAGATGTTTTGGCAAATTCATCTCGCCACGCATAAGCTTGCTTGCGAATGCGATGGTCGTTAAATGCTTGTTGGGGCGCATTTCCAAATCTTGCATCTATACCATTGGAATGAAATATCGACGTTTTTATGTCTTTTTTTGATCGTTCTTTTAATTTTTTAAAGTGAGGATTATTTAAGTACGCTTGTATAATTTCACGAAATTTATGGCGTGAGGGTTTTGTTTCAGAAATTGCTTCCTGATACAATTCAAAATACGCTGGGCCACCTAGCGGAACTAAATCAGAAGAAGACCAAAATCTTGGGCCTCCTCTGTAAAGATAATGATATTCAGCTTCTTTTCCGTTTGCTAGCCGTTTGCGGACTTTGTGAATATGCTTAATCGTTACCTTCGTCATCTTCCTTGAACCATTGATCTACTTCATTGTCTATCTTTTGAGACGTAATTCCATTAGACTTAAAAGTAATGGTAATTTTTTCTTCCTTACTTGTACGAGTAAATATGATCTCAGCGTGTTTTGTCAAATCATGATCTGAGAGTGCGTCCATTAATGTTCTTAAAGATTTCACTCATTATTCCTCTCAACTATATAAACAGTTTACAATTTTTTAGTTTTAAAACAAAGAACAGTAACTGAAAACTGTCAAGTATTAATATGATATAACATATTATGCAGCTTGAATTATTTTGTGTGGCGTTTCTTGAAGCCATTTAATTGCGGAACTAGCCTCAGAAGATGCCGAAAATATCGTAGAGGGTTTATCTTCAAGGTTTTTGATCCAGCTTTGGACGTAGGCAACGTTGTCCTCGCGGGGAGCGTATTGCAGTCCAAATAATGAGCCGAGAAATACGGACCCAATTTCTGCAATGAGTTCTTCTTCTGCTCTGGCGGCGTTTGACTTGCTATACTCTTTGAAACATCCGCGATCCATCCGATTTGACGGGCCTGTGTAATGGATAAGTTCGTGCAAGAGCGTCGAATAATAATTCTCTGAAGCTGTTGCGTCAGGCGTGTCAAGAAATGCAGTGGGATCAGGCATACCGATGTAATCTGTCGCACGATTGTAAAAGGCGCTTTGAGATTTAGCAATTTTAACTCCTACGTTGCTTATAAAACTGTCGATGTTTTGATTGCGCGTGTGTATGCTTGGCTGTTCATCAGTAATTGAAACAAGCAAGCTTTCATCGATTGATGAAAACTGACAAACATTAAAAGCGTTCCAAACTCTGGCGCGAGGATATTTTTTTGTTTCGTCATTTTTATCAGAAACTAATTGAAAATGAACAATTGGCGTCGATTTTGAGCCCTTGATTACATTGCCAGCACCAATCTTTCTGGACTGTGGAATTGTCAGAAATCTTGGGTCTGTCCAATCATTTTCTATCATGGCAATGGCTGTCGTTAGTACGTTAGAGCCAGTGTAAATGTGACCAGTAATGGCGTTTTGACAAGGGTTTGGCTGCGCCCACCGTTTAGTCCATTTAACGCCGTCTTCCTTCATCATTACGATAAATTTGTCAGCAATCTCGCGCTGAACACGGGTAATGCGCGGCTCAAGGGGAATATCGTTGTCGATTTTCATTAAACACTTCCCTCTAGTTTGATTTTAGATGCAAGAATGTTTTTTGCTTCTGGAACAAATTCCACACCTTTTGATGTATTGTTGAAAAGTTTGATTGTGATTTTATCACCGTCTTCATCGGTAATGACTAAATCAGTTACAGTGGAGCGTTTGCCGATACTTCTTGTTTCAGCAAAATGTACTGTTTCAACATTATGCAGAGAAAATTTTTCATGAGAATTTTCACTGCATCTTATTGTTAATTCAGTAGTTGGGTTAAGAATGTAAAAGTTCATGTTGTTCCTTTCTAGAACAATTGCTGTTGGGGCGCTTTCTTGCTGAGTGAGGGAGGGAAGGAGGCGCAAGGGCGTAGCGAAGCGAAGCCCTTGTGCCGACTGACCGACCGAGCGAAGTCCGTCAGTAGATTTAGATCACCGTCCTTTCTATTCTTTTTCCAGTTCGCCCAATCCTAGGCACATGTCGCAATGTCCGAATTTGACGTCTGGTTCTGCGTCTGAGAAGCACGT